TCGCCATCGAACCCTTTTGCTGCAAGCGTCACCCTCGGTATGCCCCTTGCCCCCACCCCCCGCACCACCTTTCCAGACACGTTTTTGGTTCCCCCTGCTTTTTAAAAACTCGCTTGCTTCTACTGAATCTCCCTCCGCGTGACCCCGCTCGGTCAGTGGTACGCTCAGCGCCCGTAAATGTAAGGACTGTCTGTGAACATTGTGGCATTCCCAATGAGCCGGTAAGTAATCTCGCGTCCGTGTTTCCAGATGCAGTGCGAGTAGCACCAGTCACCCAGCCATTCGTCGAGCTTCTTATAAAGAACACAGTCCTCAAACCGAATTGAATAGTCCTTCATGATTCTCAAGTTCAATTTTGGTATCACCAACTTGCCTGGTCTGATACCAAAGTTCAACCTTGTATCAATGTCTGCAAAGCTGAGAATCTTCCTGACGAGATCATCCGGCAACTGTTGCCAGCAGGGGTCCATACTGTCACTGGAGTTTAAATTGTGACTGGAGTAACGTGCACCTTGTTGGGGTCGTAACCCCACGCATCATCCTTCCAGACACGTTTCTGGTTCCCTGTTTGTTTTAAAAACACATGCTCACTCCATCTCCGTCTCGTGTATAACCGCATACACATACGGACTATCAGGAACACTGCGCTTGGCATTCTCTGCCTTTTCCTCGGTGGAGAAGATCCGATAGTACATGGTCGCACCGTCCTTCTTGTTCAGAAGGCTCATCACGTAAACCTTCATCCTCTTGCGCGGCCCGGTTTGCCCCTCTCCCCGAGTTTTGCATCACGTTTCCGGACATGTTTTTGGTTCCTCGAGATTTTTAAAACTCGCTTGATAGTAATGGGTAATAAACAGTCTCAGCCTATTGCAACTCCCAGTCCTCAACCTATTGCAGCTCTTAGTCCTCAGCCAGCTCCAGCCCGAATGACGCCTCCAACTTTTCCATCAACAGGTGTTACTAGTATAAACATGAGTGGTACATCAACTCCGCAAGATTTCCTTACATCTTGTTCAACTTGTCCCTCGGGTTGGCAATTATATGATTCTAAAAATCCACCTAGTGATCCTAAATATGATGTTATTTCCGTGACATCATCTTGTTGGAGACCCATTTCCAATTCCGGTGCATCTGGTTATACCACATATGGTTCAAACTATCAGTCGACTCCTAGGGATTTTGGAGTATATCTGATAGCAATTCTAGTTATTTGGGCAGCATTGACTGTTGCTCATGCCAAGTTCCGCTAAACTTCGAACTCGAGTTCTGGCTCCTTCCCGTAATAATCCCAGTGTGCTTTGAAGATACCAGCATGGATCTCGAACCCATTCTCCATCCATCCGTCAGAATACTGACCCTCCAGGTACCAGATAACCCTGGTCTGCTCCTCTTCCGACAACTCGCGCGTAGCCTTGACATGAGCCACCAGATTCACGTTTGATGGAAGATCTTTAGACCACCGATCCACGTCAACTGCCTCAAACGTTATGGATGTGATGATGGCCTTTAGCTTTTTGTCAAGGTACTTTGCCAGGTCCTCATCCTTGCAAAACTGGTTGAACTCATCAACCTGCTTGAAGGTTGCCGGAATCGGCACGCTCTCGTCCACTTCCTCAAAGTACTTGAAAAACATGAGCGGGGAGCTCACCTTGTACTCCATTTTATACGTGCTAACGCACGTTACATTATGTTAGGATACACACTTTTAGACTGGCACCCTTTTTTAAAACTGCTTGCGAATTTCATCTGGCACCTTGTAATGCTCCGTGTGACCAGACCAGTATTCCTCAGCTCCATCACAATCTGCATCCACATATGATACATTTAGTATACCAGTATCTGTATCGTATGTGGCTATGAGATCCTCAGTACCCGCGTCAAATGAACCGATTTTGATCAAAAGTTTCACACCACTCCATGTGCCATACATGTCATCGTGATACTCCGCGGTAAATATGCCCTCCATTTTGGTCATGCTGCTAAGAGGTACATCATGTTTGGTCACATGTTTTTTGTTGGGTAGTAATAATGGCAAATGAAGATCCAATATCATATGAACCTATAGGTCCAGTTCATGTCATCCTAAGAGCTGGTAACCGCAACGTAAGATACAATCCTAATACAATCACAACTTTAGTTGGTAGTGGCTGGTATCATAACAGACCAGAGACTGTCTATCGTGCAACGAATCCTATGACAAGAGCTAGAATTAGGAGAAGTAATCTCATTGTAGTTGGAAATCCTTCACACAATATAAACACTGTTATAATCCCACCGGCAGCTGTTCCGCCAGCACTTCCTACTCAACACGTAGGGTTTTTGCCACCGATGCATATTGGGTCTGGAAGAGGTCTTCGAAGAAATACCGTAACCAACCTCGCAAACAGTATAGCGAGACTCAACCTACATAGACCAATGGAAAATCTTACAAGAGGAGCTACAAATTCTGGTAGACGTCATGGTAATCTTACAATTTGGATAGGACCTAGAGGTGGACTTTTTATAATACGAAATGGAAGACGAGTACGCATTTCAAGATGATAAAAAACACGTTTTTGATTTCTTGATACTGGCCTCGGGCTCAAGCGGGGCCGTAGCCCCGTCCCCACCGCGACGAGCGGTCGTCACTATACTTGGTAGTGACCACCTATGACACAGATGGGCTTCGCGGTCAGAGACTCGAATGCCCCACTTTAGCCTACGCATTTGACTTCACGCGGTGTTTGCGTCTATCGGGGACGAACCCCAGTAGAGCTCACACGCAGGGAACCAGGGGCAGTTTAAGGACATACCCAGGTCCAAGTCATTTCACTGAAACTGGCTCGTCAGTTTCAGAGTGGTTGTGTACTCCGTGTCAAACGTTCCATAGTTCACAAACTTGACAGTGTTCTTCGACTCGTCTACAATCGCCTCCATGAACTTGTATCCGCTGGGATACGATCCAACCGGGTACTTGAGCTGCACATCGGTGCAATACAGCTGGTAGCCATCCCGGTAGACGCAGCCCTGGTGGCTGAACGACTCCATTTGCCCTTGCTCGCGGGCCAAACATGTACTTGCAATACATTAATTTGATTCTGGGGATTTTTTAAAAAGTTAAGCAATATGGTCCAACCAAGTCACCCTTGGATTGAACCATTAGTAGTACCCCATCCACGTCGAATATTATACTCTCGACGCGTTCATTTTTGTCCAGTTTGTCCAGTTGCTTAAGCAGATAGCAGTTTTTGTAAATTATCACGTTACCTTGGAAATACCTGTCCTCGTAGACGAAGATGTCACTGAAACGAGGCATATTGATTACATGATATGAATTTTTAAGCCTTGGGACGCGCAGTTGACAGACTAAATGGTCCACTCGTGTCACCCCGGCAGTTGAACATGAGAACCATGCCTTCAATGTCGAATGTTATCACGTCAATCCGATCGCATGCCTCAAAATGCGCCACCGGCCTGAGGAGATAACAGTTGTTGAATGTGCGAAACTCCCCAGAGGCACTGCGGGTCTCATACACAAATACATCACTGAATCTCGGCATTTACTCTTGTTCAAATTGCTCTTATGTTGTCTAGCGACAACTTTTTAGTACTTGGCAATGTCCATCAACAACTTGCTGCACTTGGTGGCGTCAACCACGCCTTGCCACCAATCAGAGTCAATTGACGGAACCAACTCGTGATTAATCTGGAAATCCTTGCAGAAGACCAGCAGCTTGAATGCATTTTTGCCATCCCAATCGACGCCCTTGAACTGGTCTAGACGATGTGTCATGGCATGAAAGCCACCCTTGCAAGGCCGATCCTTGGCCGTCTTCCAACGGATCATCATGTTAGTGAGGTTCATGTTTGCCTTGTTGGGGGGCAACATATGATTTTAAAAAACATGTTTTTGGTTCCCGGGTCTTTTTTTAGAACTCGGACACCTTGATGTCCTCTTTTATATTCACTAGTGTCCGCATCATGGTGCGTCTATTGTTGGGCATATCCTTGTCTACCCGGATCTTCTCCGGTACCCACTCGCCACTAACATACTTGCACTCTAGAATGGTCCCATCCTTGGCGCTCGTCTTCTGCACCTTGATCAATCCCTGCAAGCGATCCCATATGCACATGTAACCCTCATGAACCTTGAAGTCGACGGTGATTCTTTCCATCGGCTTCCACTTGAACATCGTCTCGTGCGTCTCCATCCGCACTGGCTCCCGGACGGGTGTAAAAATGAGCCCGTCCGCGTTGTCCTTGCTCCTCGACCATACCTCGGCAGCTGCCCGCGCTGGCCACATCGTCTTCATCTTTAGACGAATCTTGAATGGCGGGCCCTTGGTAACCTTCTCAGCCTCGCGAAGCCGATCCAGAAATGAGAGCTCTCTGAGATCCTTGCCATTCACCATGATTGCGTCAAAGATCATGAACGTGTCCCCAATCAGCTCGCCGTCAAGTATAGTGTTGCGCGGGATCGCAAGTTGAACTGGTGTCATATCCAACTTGCGGTTCACAAATACAGCGTACTTGCGATCCTCATGGGTCAAACAGACGAGAAGGTACCTGATACCATCCGTCTTCTCGCATACGACATACTCCTGAGAGCGCAGCAAGCCAAGGTGCTTGCGCTCTATCGACACTGGGTGCGGACCTGGGAAGGTGTCCGCTGAGCGCGATCCCCACGCCTGGTGAAGGAACCCTTTTACAGCGTCCTCCATCCTGCCAGGCCCATGCCGGGCGCCCACACACGTGCTTTTCATACACGTTTTTGGTTCGATGCCTCTAAGTAATCCTCACGGGATAAACTCTTTTCACAATCGTTGAAAACTGGGAGGTACTGCTTGCGACCATACATGGCCGCCATGTATCCAAACGTGGAAAACGTAAACATGTCTCGAGCACCACCCGTCATGAAAATCACTGGACACATGCTGAGCAGATAAAACTCGGTAAATGTCACCCACGGATCTTCGATTCCCATTCCACTCCAACTATGAGCCGCCTCCTCATCCAGGTACCTGACGCGTCCAGGATATCTCTCTGCAAAATCACGTTTAACCTTGATACAATCGGATGACAGATAGACGGTTCCAGAGTTTTGCTCCATTATCTGATGAAATTTTGCAAGAGCAGTGTCATCACAGTGTACTGCTGACCATTTTGATACATCTGGACACTCTGACATGCATCCCCGTCGAATTTGCAATCCAAATGACACACCATCTACAAGGTGTCGATACTCTTCAATCTTAGTCTTGGCCTCTTCGGTTGGTTTCATAATCTCTGAAATATTGTAATGCAGCCCCGGATTAATTGTAAGAGGTGGATCTAATGATGGAAGAGTACCATCATCTTGCTGAACTGGTATCGTAAGTTTCATGTACTTGCCATAACCTCCATCGTAAATATTGCTACTAACTAGATTGACTTGACAAATCTGCATCAACTTGTTTGCCAGTCCGGCTTTGGATGGTCTGTACATTGTTGTTTGACTTTTCATTTCTTAAAGCCGAGTAGTTTGAAGATATACAATGCATAATAGTGACTCAAAAGTCTACGAGTTCCAGTGAAACCTGGTGCATTTCCCAACCATATAGATGCCAGTAGTAGCTTTGTCAAGTTTGATGCCTTGAATGCAAGTGGATGAATAGTGATTGGAATCTTCAAGTTTCCATGCGAGTCAATGTCAAGCACTGGATCGAGCTCTTCAAGTTCGTTGTAACCAGACAGTGAAAGGTGCACTTTGGCCAGGTCGTACTCGGGTACTCCGTACAACTTTCGCCCACCAAAGCTTCCCTTTGGATCGATAAACACGGGTCCTTCATAATCTATGAGAACGTTTCCGAAATGTGGATCACCGTGAATCATGCATGTATACGTCTCTGGAATTTCAACCTTTTCGAGAAAATTCAAAGCCTGTTGAAATGTTCCAATCGGTACACCATTCACCGTTTTGATATTCATACACGGAGTCTCGATCATCTGATATCTCGCCTTGAGCTTGTGAAACAACTCGTAACGAATATTTGATTCACCACCAATTCTCGTCGTTTGGTGAAACATTGTAAGAGCGTCAACAATCTGTTTGTAGTCTTCGGCTGTTGCGTGCCTGCCATCAACAGCCTCTACTGTAAATGGATTCCAGCTGAGAACTCTGGGAACTCTAAGATCCGTCACCGAGCGATAAAATGAAATTTCGTCGGCAAGCTTGAGAGCACCCTTTTCATTCTTGGCAAATTTGACATAAGCTGGTACAACTGTCGTCTCGGATTCACCATACCTCATACCATTTAGTACCTTAAAACTTTTAATGGCAACCCTCGTATGGAGCCAACGCCAGAGGAACTCACTATTGCAAATCGGCATCATACTGTCAAGGGTGAACGAATCGATCACCTTGGAATCATGTACCTTAAACCATGGGGCCAAGAATGTCTGGTGCATCAGACAAATGACACTGCAATCTGGATCCTGAACATCAAGGCTAACAAGTCCACCAGTCTACACTGTCACTTCAAAAAGGACACTGTTCTAGTGGGGCTGGATGGTTGCACCAAGGTTGGACTTTTTGGTGAAGATCCTCTTGAACTGCATCCGCTTGACAGTGTTCTAGTACCAGCCAAAAAGTTTCACTCTGTTGGTGCATTTGGAGGAGATGTATGGGTCATGGAGATTGAGGTGTTCGGTGAGGAACGATTTAGCAACAAGAATGACTTGCTGCGCCTAGATGATGCATTTGGACGGGCCAAGACTGGTTACGAATCTAGTGCTCAGCCGACAAATGGTGGTCTTCGGTTGCCCTTCAAATGCGGTGACACCACGGTGAGCAAGGTACCTGGAACTGTCAATTTTCTCCTCGAGGGAATCGTTAGGAGTGGTGAGGTTTACCTTGGCCCAGGTAGCAAGGTTACCTCAGGTAATCTCGTGTCCGTTACTCGTCACGGTTACCAAGATGATCACAAGATTCTGTGGGGCGAGGAGCACCTCAAACTTCAGCAATTTTCGGCGGACATTGTCATGACCAGTGGATGCTTTGATATTCTGCACTCCGGTCACATTAAGATTCTCAATGAAGCGGCATCGCTTGGGCCTCTACTCGTGTGCCTTAGCAGCGACGCACAGATTGAGCGTCTCAAGGGTAATGGGCGACCAGTAAATACCCTCAAGGACCGACTGGCTGTTCTCAAGAGTCTAAGCTGTGTAACATGGGTCCTAGTATATGATGAGACCAACGATGAGTTGGAGGAAACGCTCGATCGTCTCATCAATATTGTCAGGCCAGCTGTATGGGTCAAGGGATCTGACTATTGTGAGGCTTCAATTCTTATGAAGCATCCTGGTATTTCTCGGGTTCATCTGGTCAGTCTAGTCGACGGTGTTTCAACCACCCATTGCATAAACAAGGCGAGCGAAATCATTCAGCGTAAAAACACTTCGGTCATTGATGTCGTTTGACATGTGGAACAGTAGACGGGTATACCTCTTCATGGGCGCCAGGTTATGCGCCATGTCGTCAAAGACCATGATGTTCTTTTCGCCGCGGTGATACTTCATAGCCATGTCATATGGCTCAGGATCTGGCTTGCGGCAACTATAAGAATCCTTGGTGACAAAATTCTTGAGAAGGTTCAGTTTTGGAACGCACTTGCGAAAATGGTTCACTACATCCATTGTCGTATTTGTGAGAACCACGTGATTGATGTTGTGTTTGACGATGAAATCAATGAGCGTGTCCGAGTTCCACTTGAAATCAAACATGGTGTGCTGTTTGATCAGCTTGGTCTTGACGTCTCGCTTCCAGTTTGCCCGCTCGTAACACGTCTTGTGTAGTTCCACCGTGTCCAGTAGAGTTCCGTCAAGGTCTAGAACCATGAACATGTCACGCGTCGGAATTACAAATGGACTCAGGTCAAGCTCACGAGGAAGGATGTTGAAATCATTGCCAATGTACACATGCCCAGATCGAGGCGCTCCACGCGTCATTGGCTGCGACGAGACCGGAAGGTTCAAGCACTCTATAATGTCATGCTTTGACCGAGCAGTACTGGCGGAAAAATTGAGGACGCCATACAACTTTCGTGTGATAATCTGTTGAATAACCTCAGCCACGTCGTGACAAGATGTGTGGTACCTGGGAGTCAAGCTTGTTTCGATGCACGGCCAAGTTAGCGTCGTGCACACGGTATCAATTGGATCATCGTAAAGTATCGGAAGTCGAAGTACCGTCCACTTGTCAGCTCGCTGAGCCTTGAACTCCCCAAGCAGCTTGGTCACACCATATACATTTTTTGGGTCCACGACTCGACCATCGCCATAAACGTACTCTGTGGAAATCTGAATCAGGTGTGCAAATGGATTAGCCTTGACCAACTCATCCACAAAGTCTGCATTGATTCGCTTAGCATCCGCAAAGTTTCGCTCGCACCTGTCGACATTCTTGTCACACACGCAGTTTATGATGACCGAGTAATCCTTGAGAATTGCCGGGTCCCATGGAATCGTGTTGTGACGGGGATGTTTGAAATGAGTTCCGGGACACTTTAGCTTGGCCATCAGGACCCGCCCAAGCATACCAGACCCACCGACTACGAGTGCCATACATTTAGAGTGCTCTTACGTTTTAAACGTCCATCGGTCATCTGTGAAAACCGTGTGGACCGACTGATTCGGATGTGGGCATCGGAGGTTATACAGAAAATTGGTCTCCTTTCGTCCCAGTCCAAGAAGTTCGATGAGCCATGAATGTGAACTGTGCATGCAGTGCACCTCTGCTGCATGCTCGACGATCATGCAGTAATCAAAAATGTTTGTAATCTTCTGGTACCACTCCGAGACTCGGAAAACTGGTAGATCCGTGTCTACTTGGATGGTTCGATCTCGCTCTGGGTCGTCGTGGATGTACACGTACTTGCCAGGTTCGAGACCGGTGCGGTTGAACGCCATCCGTTCCCTGGTGGCGTCGCGTTCGACATGGAACCTTGATCGCATGTACTCGATGGGTACAGCAGCTTGATTATACACAGCATGACACCAGTTTGTAAGAATCGGTCCTTCGCCGTGACAAAGGTACTTCCATACGCGTTCATCAACCGCGTACGTAGCGAGCGGAAGTACGTCTCCACCGGCCACTGCTCGGAATACAGTTTGCGGAGACTTGTCAGGAACTGTGATGATTCGAATGTCCGCATCTCTGTACATAAAGTCGATAGTCTCTAAATGCGGCTCGTGAATTACAACCGCCACGGGACCCTTGGTCCGCAAGTACCTGACTAGTCCATTCAGCATCAGATGGTCTCCCAGACCAAGGTGGTGCAGAACAACCTTCATGCCTAATTATCAGCCTCAATCTCTAAGGTCATGGACCAATCTAGACCATTGTTATTCAGAACATTACCGTAACGATCAACCACCGTGATGATTAGTCGGTCGATTATAACGGAGGAATCAGTTACGTCAACCTTGGCGACGTGATGCGAACTCTCTGTCCAGTAACAAACTCCATTGATGATGTTATCGAGTGGAATCTTGAATGAACACTGGGTCGTTTCCTGGGACGATGTTCCAATGTTCTGTAGCCAGATGTTGATGTACATGTCAGGTGTCAAGTTGTAAACGCCAGTAGAACTTACAATATTTGCAACACCCGAGCCGGTACTTACAGACGCGCTTGCATTGGAAAATCCGAGAAAGTAGCCAACATCTGGTGGGCTGGTCCTAGAATACACCGTGAGGGCGTTCGATCCCGTCACCGAAACAGTGTTGTTTGCGTAGCTCGCAAATGTTAGACCAGTCTGGGTCGTTAAAGCGCTTGTAATGCTTGAAATCGTATAGTTATTGGGTGGCAATGTGTACGTTGTTGTGTTTGCGGTGAATGTATTGTATGGCGGACGTATATTGTAAAATCCAATTGGAATCTGTGCATTTTTCAGACTAACTGTACGGACTCTGCGATGGTGCTGCGTGAACAGGACAGTGCAATTAAATGGCACTCCAATTGATCGGTTCACGGTATCGACATTTACAAGATACTTGTTCATCTAGGATCAGCCAAGAAAAGAAAGGGACCTAGCACTTCCAGCGAGTACTGCACTGAAGACAAGTCACAAATGTAGTCATCGGCTCATCTGCGCTCCTCGTTTGCATCTGATAGTACCTAGTCTTCCTCGACTTGCACTTTCGGCACTGGAAAAGACCCTCTGGAACATTTTCAGCCGCCGCTCGACGACGCTCCTCCTCAATCGCCAGCTCTTGCTTCATTGCATCATAAGGTCCACCCGGGAACAATTCAATTGGGCCCATCTTGCCGATGTCCCTCGTCTTGACCTCACCAGTTAGAATTCGCTGCTTAAGAGAGCACTTGGGATCCTCTAGCAAGCGAACAATCTCCATCGCCTTGTGACGGTAACGGTTCCTGAACCGGGGATTTTCCCACGACGGGTCCGAAATCTGGACCGCAAAGTTATAAACACTCTTTTCGAGGTTCTTCGCCATTGGGTCGGACCCAAGGATGCCGAAGAGCCTGGTGAAAACCTTGAACCGAGCCTCCATTCTTGGTTTATTAGAGGGTCCAGCTTCTAATACTGTATGGAGGCGTTCATTGTACACTACTCAAAGAATCGGCAGCGTCGCCAGGAGCTTGAAGCTGATCCTGGTCTCGCCGTCTTTTCAAAGGTGACTTGGATAGACTGGTACGACAAGGATGACATGTTCTGCGAATGGATCAAGGTGCAGACTGGATCGAAACTGTCACTCGGAACAATATCAAACTCGGTGAAGCACTTTGAAGCGTTCCGGCTGATAGTCGAGCGGAATCTAGATTCCGCATTCGTGTTCGAGGATGATGTTGTATTTCGGAAAGACTGGTACCAAAAATTTCTAGACTCTGGCGGCCAACAGTACCAGTTTGTAAAACTCGATTGCCTCCATGAAATACCGTGGAAGGGTCCCGGTGCTTTTCGCGTCGGTAATCCAGGTGGCTCAGAGGCTCGTTTTGTTCAGCGAGAGTTTGCCAAGGGAATCTTGAAACACGCCGACTTCACGTACTTCCCTGACATTGTGCATGGTGCCTATTGCTATCTAAAAAACCTTCCGCTGATGCTCATTCCGGTGTGTGCCCAGACATCAATTATCGAGAAAAGCTCGACGTGCGAGCCAACTGTTCTGGATCTAGACTGGCGGGTGTACATGGCTAAATTTCCAACTGAAAAGCATCCCGACTACAATGAAATGCATCAAGAGTACCGGGAGTTTATAGAACGTAAACGGCAAGTGGAGACCAAGTTCTTTGAAACTTATGGAAGGGCGGTGGACATCAAAAGAATCGAGTACGTTTACCGGAATGAATTCAGTTGAAAGTGCTGCTCAAGCGGCATTCCACGCAGGTACCGTTCAAAGTTTGTCAAGTCGCTATAAAGTGCATATGGAGCTGTAAATGGACCTAGAATACCAGATGCCACTGAATTAAGAGTGCGCTCAGTGATCAGGGGTGACTGATCCAGAACCATCTGCCTCAAAAATCCGTAGCCGAGTGTCGTCAAGTAGTACCGGTGCATCTAGTTCCTAGTAGCCTCTTGGCTCAAAGTAGTCATGATATCCGGTGTGTTTGTTCCGTCATACTTGAACACCCGCCGGATCCCAAGGTCTCGAGCATCCTCCAGATCTACTCCAGCATAAATTACGTCGATACCGGTTAGCTTGATCAGATCCCGCACGTGCTCCTTGGTGTACTGGATACTCGAGTTTTCCTGTCCGTCGGTGAGCACAATAAGCCTGCTGCCAGCTGTAAGCCCTTTTAAGACCTCTCCCATTGCATCGTAGAGTGCAGTTCCTCCACTTGGACGATAATTAGCCGTTGTCAGTGGCTCGACATCCCTTACTGGCATGTCTTTGAACACACTCTTCAGGTCATCACTGAATGTCCAAAGACTAAGAACCGTCCCATCTGGCTGAGCCTCAACAAATGAATTAAAACTCCCGATGGCATCGTCCGACTGCGGATGCATCGAACCAGACTTGTCGAGCAGAAATCCAATGTTCATTGGGTTTTTATTGTTTGCTGTTTCTAATGGATCAGATTGCTCTACTTTGGGTCGCCATATCGGTACTGTTTCTCGTAGTAATCTTCAAGCCTGGCCGATCGGGCTACGCGGGATTTGTCGCTCCCAACTCGCTTATAGATTTACAGGAATTCAAAGGCATACCAGGTGAATTGAAGCAGGCTTATCGCGACAATGTACTGAATGGTCTGGTACCTCAGGTGTCAGATACAGTCACAAAACAGTGGAACAACCTCAAGGATTCTGAGCGCAAGGCTGCTCTCCAGCAAATAAAGGAAGCTACCGGCAAGCTGTCCCAGCAGATTCAGACACAGGGTATGGCGCATCCCATGGTTCAGTCGGCTGTTGGTGCAAGTACCGGACCGGCTTCGGGAATGAGCCAGATCCAGAAGGCACTGTCACAGTGTGCAACTGATCCAGTACAAGCAGCCAACTGGGCCTCACAAAACGGATTCGTGGCAGTTCCATTTGGTAATCAGTGTCCAACTGGCCTGCTTAGTGGTCCTCAAAATTTCAATGGGTTTACACTTTGTGGACCAAATCCTCCGCCGCAAGCTCCAGATAATATCAAGGCTATGATAAGCAACTGCAAGTAATGGAGAATCTCGTGCGTAGCAAAAATTTGAGACGCCTCGTTCTGATGCCCAAGTCTGCACCAGTCAAGAATGCCATCAAGGCGATCCTGATTGCGGAGATGACGACAATTCCATTACGAAATGCACCAACCCGTCCAACAGTCTTTTACAAGCTAACTAAAACTGGAAAGATGCTCAAAATAAAACATTAGGTCGCTCTTAGTATATGTGCCTACGCAAGAATTGCTCTCCAGTGCAGGTTGAGTGCCGGCACTGCAAAGAATCGTTCTGTTGCAAACATGTACAGTGCGAAGAGCACAAGTGCCCCGGCCTGGCAATCAAGGTGCCAGTGGTTCTCCAGGGGAGCCAGCCTCCTCCAAAAATAATCAAAATCTAGAGTAAATGTACTCAAAGCTGATTCCATTCACTATCTTCTTTCTGGTTGCAAATCCCGAAACCTACAAGATTGTACGGTCGATCCTCGGAAGCTGGGTCGCCTCCAGCGATGGCCTGGCAACCCAATACGGTGTTCTCCTGCATGCCCTAGTATTTGTGCTTGTGAGCCACCTTGTTTGGACGAGTCTCGCAACTAGAGCTGGTGGCGGTAAAACTTGAGCGCTAGCTCGTGTAGTTCACCTTTAACGGGGTGGAAACCCTCGAGGCCAAGGTTCTTCTTGGCCTCTGCAACAGCTGCGCGCCACATGCGCAGATGCGGGTTCTTCTTGGCAGCCGCTGACTTGGCGGCGCTAACAATACGACCATCCTTGGTCTGCTTTAGCTTATTGGCTGTTAGGCCACCGGGTGTGTGGTGTGCAGTGCCAGAAAAAACCTGACGCTTCGTTCCCTCCATTTACAACTTGACAGGAAAATTATCCGTAATGTCCCAGTGACACTTGGCATCCGGAATCAGCCAGAGATCACCTGTAAGGGTGTCGAACCAAATCTGATCAATGGCTGATCCCTTGGGGTACTCGGACACATCCTGAAGTAGCTTGCACTTTAGGTACTTCATCCGGGGCATCTGGTCCTGGGACGACTCGGCATACGTAAACACAGTCCCGAACTGCATTTAGTTTTTCGGGACCTAAATTTTTAAGATGTGGGCGATGATCTGCGTAGATGCGTAGTCCAGGCAAATGTGCGGAACATCCGGCACGTGATGATTGGCAATTGCGTCGTATATGACGCTCGGTACCATCTTTTGCGCCAGTGGCACCACGATTCTTGGCGCCTTTCTGCGGACGATAACACACACCTTGGGGCTGATCTGCACCTTCATTTATAAGAGTACTGACGAATTTTCTAAGAGAATCTAGCCTTGCCCCGGCCATCCTTGATGTCTAATAGGTTCCTGGACACTGCATAAACGGCTGTCGTGGGAAGTGTATTTGTCAGCCCAAATTGATTCAGTTGCGAAAAGTTCAAGAAGCCCGTATCAGCCACAGAATTTGTATCTAGGCAAAACGGAACCAGGAACTGCCGTCTTTCGCCGAGAATATCATAAAAAGTCACCTCACCAATTGATGCCTGTCCAACACCGGGAGCCAATGAATTTACAACCAATGTAAACGTGCTAAAGTACTGAGAGGTGCTTACAGGTACTGAACCAGTCACATTTGAAAAATAGCTCGATTGGTAATTGAAATTAGTCCCACCTTGCTTAGCCTGAAAAGTTACGAGCTGCTTGTTACCGCCGTAAAGAGTGCCGGTAAATGAGTTTGCCGTGACGCTCATTGATGACAGTAGCACTGCCTGTGGAAATGTAAATGTTGCATATTCACCACCCAGTTGGTTGATGTAAGAATAAGTTCCGTCCGGGCGATAAACATTAGCTTGAAGAACAACCAGACCATTAAATGTTTGTTGATTCTGATACATTGTAAATGAAACTACATTTGGCGTTACAACATTAGGTGAATAATCCGTAACTGAAAACTTGAGTATACCCACTGTACCGAGTGTTGTAAAAGTTTGTAGAGCCTGGTTTACTACGAGTCGGAACGTGTTGTATCTTTTTCCATTAATTGTAGGGTAATAAGTAAGGATATTCGATGTCACCGTACGATTTGTAATTCCAGTTGATTGCGCGTCGATATAACTGAAATTTAAGCCATCATTAGAGCCCAGTAGTGTAACTGCCACCGGTAGTCCAGCGCTGAGATTGTACTGGTCAAACTGGAAAGTGTAACTATTGGCTATGTGTGCCGATCCAGATGTTTGAATTTGGACGTACTCTGATCCGTATCCGATGCTATTAATACCGTATACAGTTGTCACATAGTTATTAGCGGTCATTGCGGTTGGGGGAATGAGCCCTGTCGGAGATTTCTTTGAAGAAAATGCCAATGTCTGTACAGCAACATTAGCAGTCACTGGATTAGTTACACGCTCAATCTGAAGACCATAGTACTGATAGTCGCTCAACGTCATTGTATTGGAAACGTAGTCGATGAGATATGTATTTTCTAGCGGACCAGCAAATCCGGTTGTTGCGCCAGAAGTCAACGTGGCACTTAGATTCGTTAGACCCATATAAGCCTGACGATCAACCTGTGTAATTGCTACACGATACCACCGATACTGAGTAGTTGTCGGCAATGATTGTACAACAGTTGTGCCATACTTGCGAGTGGTTCCGTCCGGCTGAAAAAGCACGTTCCAATTGACGTAATCGGTGCTTCCAAGGATGTAAAAGGCGGCAATTTGTCCAAACACAGTGTCAAGTGGTCCAGGTGTACTTGGTACAGTAAAACTGATACTGGCTACAGTTACCAACGACGGAAATACTAGCTCGGCCCATCCACCGGTTACGACCGTTCCACCCAATGCAGTCACTGTAAAAAGTGGGTTTGATCCCGTGTAAGTTCCGTTTGGTCCTATGTCCACCGCAAGAGCCGTCGGAACTATACATGGACTGGTATTCGATGAGTAAGTACCGTAATAGGCATTAAGTGCATTTCGCCCCATAAGATTCCATTTGACGCCATCATTCGAGCCGTACATTGCAAACTGCTGGAGACCCACATTAGTAAGAACATTCATGCTGCTTATGTTTGGAACGGTTGAAGGAGTCTGTAAAGTTATCCAGTCTCCAACGTATCCATCACCTCCGATATTTGATAACCCTTGGTACCAACCATTGGTATAAGCCGTTTGAGGATACGGATCCATGAGGTTTTTTTGATTGAAAAATCCACTTAACTGGTCCCAACAATTGTTGAGAATTGCAAATTCCGAAACCTGAAACGCGGAGGTTGAAAAAGTCTCGCGACAGATTATGCGGTAATATGTGTTGGTGCTCAAAAACCCAAATGAATACTGATAAGAGTTGCCAGAAAGTGTTTTGGTTCTGCGATTGTCAATCAGGTACCAAGTGGCACCATCCGTTGATCCTACAAGAGTCCAGTAATTTACCGCGTTTGCAAAAGCCACTCGGTAGCCCCATGGTTCTTTCTTTGAATCATCCGTGTTAATGGATCCGTATGCGAAGCCGTATTGGAACCATTCACCAGGGACTGCACCCAGTCCCTGGACTGTTGTCGTTGCCGATCCGCGATAGACTCCCGATGTGATAGTCGCGGTTGAAAGTACATTTTGCCCACCCACAATTGTTGCGGAGCTTGGATCCGTGCGCGTGTTTATAGGTGGGCCAAATACTGCATTTACTCGTCGCAGTCGGTTGTCCAGAAACTCAACTTCTCCGATTGTTGCCGTTGAAAATGAACCACCTTGAAGTTGGTTCCATGGTGCAGTTTCCGACACAATAATGCGTATCAGATCAACCGTCTGTGGAGTTGCGTAGCCGCTAGGCAATGGACATGTTAGAGTCGCGATAGGTAACAGTACATTTCCAGTCTGGTAAATGTTTGATCCACTCGCGATGAGTGCCTGACCAGAGCCATAGTACTGGTTGTAATTTGCTGATGTGGGTTGATAAAATGGAGCAGCAGTTGTTGCACCAACCGCGGTCATTGACAGTAAATTTGCCCCAAGTACCCAAACATTAGCAGGTAGTACAAATTGACTCTTTATATTTATAAAGATAGGCTTACTTGCCCAATAATTGATGGGAACTGGAAACAGAACCTGTGTATATTCCCCTTGAATAGTTCCAAGCAGTGTGCCATTTGCCGCGTTGGTAGATCCGGAATAGTAATTCGTCTGTGTCGTGTTATAAACCAGGCCACCGAATGTTGGTGAACACCCGTACAAAACCGACGAATCAAACGATACGTATACATCACCAGTTACAGTAACATATGGAACGAGACTACCCGACGCACCAAAAATTCTAAATTGACGAAGGTCGAGTAACGAACTTGAAATAGTATTGCTTGTAATAAATCGCACGCGACTAAATGACGTGGCATTACTGATTGAAAAAACATTGTATGTATTCGGTGTTGGATACCCATAGAACCCGCCCTGCACATTGCTGATTATGTTTGTAAAGTTGACCGAGTCAGTTGATCCTAGTACGATCCAGTTGTTTGGTGATCTACTGGTGTCGAGTGAATGTAAAAAGCCGTACTTGGTCATGCTGACTTGTTGAGGAAAAACGATGTCAAACCATTCACCCGGAATTGAAGCACCAGTTGGCTGATAATAAGTGCTTGTAGCTCCTTGATAAATACCAGTTCCATTTGCAAAACTAGAGCACCACCATGGGGTGGTTGAATTGAAATCAAATAGACTGGAAACGAGTGACCCGTAGTCGGCTCGTGATGCCGTAATTGTAAATGATCCAAGCATTGATGTGCTAACAACTGGGCGATACGAATAAACAGTTGAGTCTGATGTCAGTGCCGGAATGATGCTCGATCCACTATTGTTGAAAATTGCAATTGTACTAGCGGATGCATTTGGTGAATAAGCCTCATTGATGATCAATCGGTACACTTGGTAACCACCCGCGGCTAGATTTCGAATGGTATTTACATAGCTCGCACTAAGGTAATAATTGTTTGATACCGAGTGAAGCACGTCCCACTGAGTACTATTGTTAGAACCGAGCAGATACCAAGAAATTGGCTGACAGCTGGTACTCAAAGTGTACACGTTTGCAACTGTTGTTGCTGCTAGTGCCATCTGAATCCACTCGCCGTTGATTGTTCCAACAGTTGTGGATGTAGTCTGGGCAGTATTTGCATAGGTCGTTCCAGTCTGTGTAGCATTGAAATAAGGTCCAGAAGGACCGATGAAAATTGGCTGGTTGATGGACACTGCACATGGATATCCAGTAGCCTGTGCAATTTGGTACACGAATCGAAACTGGTTGTAACTAAATGTGTTCACCGTTGCCACGTTTACTTGCGCTCCTGGATTGACGCTCAAAAAATAGTTTGAAACACTGGAAATCACGTTTCCGGTATTGAACCCGTCATTTGATCCAACAATTGACCAGGAGCTAAGAGTTGGTGAATTTGTCTGAAAAACGTACTTGGTGACAGAGGCTGGACTTGTAAACGAAACCTGATAATAGTCTCCAATGATTGTCTTGGTTGTTCCGGTGAACAAGTCGTAGAAGACCGTTGACAGAGGACCCGAGTAGCCTCCACTCGTATAATAGTTTCCAGTCGTAAAACCAGGGAAGCTAGCTCCTAGATTGTTCAAGTTATTGTACACAACTGGATTTGTCAGGCTAGTTTGATTTTGGGAGACTCCACTCGGAATCAGTCGCTGACCACTCGAGTTGAGGATTGAAATTTCAGGAATCGTGATACCAACAGCTGAAAATTGCCGAGTAAAGATGACCCGATAGTAACTATAAGCCTGCGTCTGTGGAAGAGGAACCGTGACGAACGTTGGAACCGAAGCTGGTGGCGTTCCAAGTGTATTGCTTACAAGGCTTGTCCAAGAACTTCCAGTTGTTGACCCAACAACAACATACGATGCTGATCCGGCACCATATATTACTAGTGCATTGGCGGAAACCGGTGATGCATACTGTAACTGGACCCAATCTCCATTTGGTAATCCGCTTTGTGTCACTATCGGATTCAGTGCATAGTAAGATCCACCCAGATATCCCGAAGTATTACTGATGATATTTGATCCCTGATCCGTCACAATTGTTGTGCCCGAGACTGTTGTTCCAGTTGTTCCGAGTAAAACAAGTCGCAGAGTGTTGAAAAAATTAATATTAGACGTTGCTCGACTAGCTGGAGTTCCGATAATTGTCCAAGTTGAACCACCAACTGATCCAAGCAGAAGCCAGGATGTGGCTGTGCCTGAAATGGTATAGTAACCTGGAACTACATTTGCAAATGCATAAGACTCTTGGACCCATTCGCCATAATAGTTTGTTGCACCAACCGTCGTAACAGATCCGGTACTCGGCACACCTGCAAGGTATCCACCCACGGTTGAAAAGTTTGACACATTTGAACCAGCGACAACATTGGCCGACTGTGTCACCGTTGTCAGCAACGGGCTCACGTTGTAACCAATGTACTGTGAATTCAACAAGGTGCTCACATTTGTACTTAGAACTGGGATATATGGTGATCCGTTGGAACTGAAGATTCCAAAATAGCTCACGGCGAATGATGAAAATCCTGATACATAATTGGACGTTACCCTAAAAATATTAGCAGATGTAATCGGAATGACGTACGTATTTGAGCGAACCAACTGGTTTTGCTGTGAATCAACCAGAGACAAACTGGCGTAATTTGTCCCGGCCCACAACTGCCAATTTACCGCATCTGTGGTCAAAATGTACCCCCTTACTGGAACACTTGCTGGCAGGAAAATTTCTAGGTACTCTCCATTTGTTAGTGCTCCAGTATAGGATCCACCGAATACTGTATTCGTAAGCGTGTCCTGTTTGTTTGATGTCACCACACTACTAATTCGTCCATTTGGCCCATAAAAATTCAAAGAATTGAATGAGACGAAATTAGATGTGCACTTGAGTGCCACGAGACGAACAATTTGAGTTGGAACCACATTACTTGGTGAATAGTTTCCAAGCGTCGTCTGAGCCGATCGAACATCTAGGAATGCCCAGTTGACATAATCATTTGATCCCATAAGTGCCCATTGTGACAAGTTGCTTGTAAAATTGTAATTTGTAATCGAAGCTGCTGCAGGCATTTTTAGCTCGATCCATTCTCCCGGCAGCCCCCCAGTCGTGTGAGGTCCTAGCTGTGAAACTACATTTCCGTCATGAGATGTAGCAGTGAATGTGAGCGAACCGAGACCACCTGAGGTGACTAGACGGACAAATTGGATGCCGGCCGTTGCGATATTAACAGTGCTTAGACCCTGACTCGGATCAACATTAGCAGTAACGGAGCTCGAGTACCAGTTTGGTACATTAGTCACCCACATCTTGGTCCATGTGCCAGAGCCCTGCGAGCCGGACGGACCTATGTAAAAATTCCAGGTACCCGCCTTGGGAAAGTTGAAATAAGTCTCGAGCATAACAGTTCCACTAGCATATGAATTAATTGGAGTCTTGGCCAGATTGTTGACGTGAAGAATGTTACTCGCCATGGCCGACGGTGGCACATCCAGATAAGTGTACTTGAGATTGTTTGGGTAACCAGTACCATCGAGATCCGTTTGATAAGGCCATGCACTTACCATCCATCCAGGTGAGTAACTCTGAGGTGGATTACCACTTGGATAGTAAGTACTTGGGGCCAGCTTAGTCCCTGAAAAAGGGGCATAAGCTGTACTTGTAAAAACGGAGCAGTTGGCGGCATATGTGCCGAGCATTTCGCTCGACATCCTAATCTTTCAAACTATTTTTTACGTGATTGTCAGACTCGGTCCGGTAAATGTCGTGGGAAGCATCTGGAAACCGTACTGGTTATAAATGTTGAGTCTGTTAATCACCACATTGCTCGACTGAGTAGCTGAAAAATAAATTGTAAATGTGGTGTAACTTGCCAAATTGTTAGTAATCGGAAAATTACTGAATGCCAAGGTGTACTGGTAGTCATTCACCGTGTGCAAAAGTTGATTCTTGAGAGTACTGGTGGTGGTACCGTAAAGTTGCCAGGCTCTTGGCATCGACGGTGAATAAATCGAGTAACTGTTTGCGAACACTGCAGACGGAAAAGTAACAGATATATAGTCCTGATTCGGGTACACATTTCCTCCAAAGTTTTGTGAAACTGAGATGTTCTGATGAGCAGAGGTGCACGACTCGTTGATACGTCCTTGTGTATCGTAAAGTCCAATGTCATCCACTGAAACTGTATTCGAACCATACAGACTTTGTGTAATGTTCAGTTGGTAAATTCGATAAGCACCCGGACTCGTGACTGGGAACGTGAAAATTTGCTGCTGCCCATCAATAACTGGAGCGACAGTTGCAGAGTTGATTAAAGTGGAGTAATTGAACCAATCATTGGACCCGAGAAGAGAAAAGGTGCTGAACATTGGTCTATTTAGCAAAAGCTCAGTGACGACGACCGGCATCTGAAACTCGATGCTAACATTTGCCATACCCGGGAATACTCGTTGTGATACCCAAGATGTCAAATTGTGATTGAATGCCAGTTGAGCATCATCAGTAATGTTTGCACCCTGTGAAGTCAACGTGCCCTGTTTCGAACTGGAAAAATTATACTGCCCAAGTACGCCCGTTCCGTATGGCAAAGTAGTTTGGTAATTCGTAAGATTTGCAGTAAGAATTTGATTAAGTGGCTCGCCTTTACTGTTACAAAATGAAATCTGCGATAGACCGATTGATGTTCCGACGGCAACTGCAAAAATCGCGCGATAATACTGGTAAGGTGTCGAGTTTGGAAATGAAATGTAACCAGTCTGAAGCAGGTTGATGTTGGACAGTAGAACCCAGCTGGCATTAAATGTATTTGTGCCGAGAATTGATACAACGGTTCCCGGTAGATAGCTATTGTTATAAACTACGTTGGATACCACAGCACTTGGGAGATCGAGCTCTAGCCATTCACCAGCTATTGTTGTCGCTGGTGTGGTTACCGTAGTAGTAGTGGTACCGTTGTAAATTCCGCCGTAGCTTGTCTGGAACATAACCTTGGTTCCGTCCCCGGATCCGGCACCGACGAGACTGGTATTAAGCACCTGTCCACGTGTACCGAGTAGGTACCACGCGCTCAGATTGAAACCAGGCTGTGAACCAGTCCAGTAATATGGTGACACATTAGAAACAATCATGCGCCAGTGCCGATAAGTTCCAGCTATCGGTGTATTTACGATGAAGGTTTGACCCTGGGCGTGCCCCGCAAGAACGGTGGACACGTTGGCCACGGCCCAAGCAACAAGGTCGTTTGATGCAAGGATCCAAACGTTAGATGGAGTCGCCGTAAGATCCTGCGAACGATATGCAACATTTGCAACCTGCTTGGCAGATGGTAGTGACAGCTGGACCCAGTCTCCATAAATAATGTTTGGACTTGTCACCAAATTAGACGTGACAGTGGTGCCTATGTAGTTTCCAAATGGACCAAATGAACTTGAAAAATTGGTACTGGTGCCCGCAAGTGGTTGAGTAAAATCTCCCGTGCTCGACTGGACCGAGTAGGTTCCAAGAATCGCGTCGCCGATTTGCTCATTGCTGGCAGTGGTATAAGAGTTTGTATTGACCTGAATCGAGTGCACCGGTCGACCAAGTGCATCGAAAAGTAAAAACCTTTGTAGAGAAAAACTGCCTTGTACCTGTGAATTGGGCGACGTCTCGAGCACCTGGAATCGCCAATAGGAGCCAGTTGCGGAAATGAACCGATGAACCTCAGTGACGCTAGTAAATGAATTACTGACAGAATCAGCGAGTGACCAGTTGGTACCATCCGTGGAATAATGAAGTGCCCAAGCGACCGGATTAGAGTCCATCAAGAACATGTACTCGGCAACTGGAATTGACGTGGGCAACTGCATCTGGATCCACTCACCAGAGTAAACCTTGCCAGACGAGCTCATGGATGTCGGGCCGATGTAGACTCCACCAACAGATGTGGTCAAAGAACCAACGGAAGTCGCCGGATTAATCGCCGGAACAGACAGAACATTGGAAGCCACGGTGCTGGTAAATACGAAACGAAGCTTCATGACGGCTTGGGGACTGGGAATTGTATAAGTATAGCTCGCACCTGGCAACACATTTGCGTTTCCGGCGACTGAACCGAGACTGATCAAAAATGTATTGAATCCAAATTGATCTCCTATGATGCTCCATCCACCCGGTGCATCAGAGGCGTACATGTTATTAACACGACCAGGGAAGACCCAGCCGGTGAGATCAGTCGTGCCATTGACTGGAAGTCCTGGTCCCTGAACAAGTACATTGAAGTTTGGATACGCAAAGCCAAGAATCCGAAGGTAATAGTACGAGCCCTGCGTCATGGCCACGGTTGTTGTGCTGGTTGTGGAGAGACTTAGAAGACTAGACTGTGTGCCGACCCACAGATTTGCGTAACCCTGGTAATTGTTCAATGTGAAGGTAAAGTTGCCGGTTCTCTGTGCATAGAACCAGCCGAACATGTGCACGGTTCCATAAGTAGATTGGAGGCTGGAGGTTGTCGAATAATTTGCGCCAGTTCCCAGGTCACTGAAAACTGTCAAAAAGTTATTAGGAAAGCTGGCGCCAAACTGATACCCGTTGTACCAGTACTCTTGCTGAAGTCCACCGCCGTTGGTGCTATTTGTGAAGGTGTACCTGGTCACTGTAGTTGGAGCCTGAAAGTCAAATTCATAGTACTCACCATTGAACGGACCCGGTGAAGTTGTTGGACCATTGTAAGGATTGTAACAGACGTTTGATACTAGTCCATAATTGAACTGTGAAATGAGTGAAGTGGACCCGACTGTTGCGGCCAATGAGGCCATCCTAAATTTTATCTAGAATTTAAGCTGCGTACCTTATGAGCACAAGCCCGGAGCCTCCATTGCCACCTTTGTGACCGTATGCTCCTCCACCTCCACCTCCACCTCCGGTATTATTCTGTCCCGAGGAACCATCTGACGAAGATCCGCCAGTTCCACCACCTCCTAGACCTCCTGATCCTCCTGTTACGAATCCTCCACCGCCACCACCCGCAAAGTAGTAATTACCCGATACATTCTGGCCATAAGATCCAATTGTACCAAAAGCAAATGCGGTGCCGATAGTTATGCCATCTGCTATGTATACACCGGCGCCTCCTGCACCAGATACCGATGATGTTCCAGTGCTACCAGCAGCTCCTGCACCTCCTCCTCCTCCTGCTCCATTTGTGCCGTTTCCTCCTCCGGCAAATCCCAGTCCATACGGAGATCCAGTTCCCTGTGTAGTCTGGATTGATGTGTTTCCAGATGCTGCTGCTGGATTTCCACCAGTCTGTGCTGCTGATCCACCTCCCGATCCACCCCATAGTGGAGGGGCCTGTGCGTACAAAACATAACCACCACCACCACCGCCACCACCCTTGGCCACGAGAATTCCAGTTGAACCTTGCATCAGGTTGGAATCTAGACCCTGTCCACCAGATTGAGTATTGGTTCCAGGGCCTCCCGAACCACCATTTCCGACATTCACCTGGTACGTACCGGCTGTTATACTGATAGCAGGTCTCATCACTAGACCGCCAGCACCACCGCCGCCTGCATCTGGAGTTCCTCCTGCACCTCCTCCGGCAACCAGGAACACGTCGGCCGTTGTAGTTGTTGCAAGTGTAAATGTGGTTGTTCCACCAGTAAATACGTGAATGTAATAATTGGTTGCACTGACAGTGGCATAGTAGACCGATCCACCAGATGCCTTTGGTGTATTGATTGTTCCACTTGTTGTCGATGGGCCATTTCCGGATGAATTGGATGGCACAACTGTAAAAGTGTAACCAGTTGCTGCCGATAGACTTGGCATGGTAACACTGTTGGTGCCTGTCGTTTGTGTGGTAGTACCTGGAGTACTTGTAACTGTGTAACTGCTTGCTGTTCCAGTCCAGCTGAGTGTAATCTGATTGGGTCCAGCCGGACCCACTGTATTTTGGATACCAGTTACAGCGGCAGGTACTGTCAGACCAGATACCTGTGCTTGATCTCCGTTGCCACCCGCATTTACCGCGTATACAGTGAAGGTATAAGTCACGTTGAAATTGAGACCAGTGAAGATGTAACTTGATGATCCCGATGCAATTCCCGTCTTGGTGAAGTTTGAAGAGTCGCTACCCGCTGCTTGGATCGTGTAACTCGTAATCGTCTGTCCAGCATTTGGCGTCCATGTGAGCTGAACTGCTCCGTTCGAGTAATATGTTGCAATTGCCAGGTTTGTAACTGCGGATGGAGCAGTATAATACGTAGTACTCAATGTACCTCCAAGAGTTCCACTTGCATAAGTAGCCGACTGTATAGTGATAGTATATGATTTTCCTGGGTTTAGTAGCTCGTAATACGGATTCGATGCATAGAAGCTAAACGGTGTACCATAATAAGCACCAACTTGCACACTCGTGTATCCGGGACCTATTACATTTACAAAGAATTCAGTAAATGCAGTAATCGGATTGATTGGTGGATTCACTGTTATATAGATTGAAGATGATGTAGATGTGTAACTTGCAAGAGTTGGTGCAACTGGACCAGTATCTACTTCCGGTGTAGTACTTGCCGGACCGTATCCAGCCGCATTTCGGCCTATTACAGACACTACATAACGAGTGCCGGCAACGAGACCATTGAAAGTTGCAGTTGTACCTGATACAGTTTGTGTTGAAACCAATGTATTATTGGAAAAGTAGTAAATATTGGCGACGTAACTGGTTGCCGTATTCGGATTCCAATTTGCAACTATTTGAACGTCTGACGTTGAAGATGCACCAAGACCTGATACCGCACTAGGTGCAGTCGGGAATGTTGCATTGGTGGTTGGTCCAGTGCCAGCAGCACTAGACGTTGTAATAGAAAAGTTGTAATTCGTGTCGGGATTGAGATTATTAAATGTGGCTGTTGTTCCTGATACTGTAATGATTTGTCCGGCTCCATTATTAACTGTGTAACTTGTTGCCGTAGATGCGGCTGTCCAATTGACAGTGATACTTGTGCTGTTCGAGGTTCCTTGTGTAAGGGTGGTAGCTCCTGGTGCGGTACTGCCAGTTGCGGTTCCGGCCGATGCTGCATTTTGAACATTCGATGAGTTGTATGGCGCAACCGTGAAAGTGTAACTCGTTGCGGCTGTAAGACCGGTAAATGTATAACTTGTACCAGTAATACCTGTAATTGTCGTTGTTCCGTTACTGACACTGTAACTGCTTGCCCCTCCTGATGGTGAGTTCCAGGTGAGGTTGACAGTGGTGTTTGATGACTGTCCCAGTACAACGGAAACCCCTGTAACCGGACCGGCAAGTGTTGTCCAACTGAGCTGCGAAGGACTCGAGTTTGTTCCAGTTGCCGATGCAGCATTGATTGATGTGATGTAAAACGTGTACTGTACGTTTGGATTGAGTCCAGTGAATGTATACGAACTTGAATTTGTGGATGTATTCTGGGTAAAGTTTGATCCATCAGCTCCAACTGCATTGATTGAGTAATATGAGACAGTTTGTCCAGATGGTACTGTCCATGTGAGACCCACAGTAGTTGCCGTGACACTGGCTTCGTTGAAGTTTGTAACAGCTGATGGAGTAGTATAACACGTGAAGTTGGCTGACGTGGCCCCATACAAATTATTGATGTTGTATGCGGTGACGTTGAAATAGTACTGTAGACCGGAACGTAGACCGCTAAATGTCGTGCTCGTTCCTGTGAGACCAGTTTGACTGGAGACTAGAGTTCCATTGGAATAGTACAGATTTGCAGTATAAGTTGCTCCGCCATTTACCCCGTTCCAGCTTACATTCAAGCCAGTTGGAGTACTTGTTGTTGCCAGACCAGAAACTTGTGAAGGCAAGGTTGCCAAAAGAGCTGATTGTTGACCGCCCTGTCCAGCAAGGTTCCATGAAGTGACGTAAAAGTAATAACTTGTTCCCGGAGTTAGTGACTGATACGTAAAAGGTGCACTAGTGCACACATTGGTTGCAGAAGTGGCAGTAGACGTGAGTACATATCCGGTTGCACTTGGTACCGAGACGAAACTCAATGCGATAGAGGTGGTTGTAGTAGTACCTTGCGATTGAGTAATACTTGCCACAGCCGGGGCTGTAGTGAACGTGTTCGAGCCATAGTATCTGACACCTGGACTCCAGCTACCTAATGAAGTTGGATTGAACGGCTGCCACTCCGCACCGTTAACCTGTGAGCTGGTAAAATTATAAGTCGCGCCAACCGGTGTAATGTTACCATATGAAACGGCTGAGGTCCAGCCAGATCCAGCAAATGCCTGCCAAGCCTGCAGGGGATTACTCGCCGGAGAAGCGTTAGATCCATAGTTTCCTGCTGGGAGTGCATAGCCATAAACATTGCCCTGGGCATTTGAAATCCACGATTGTGAGTCATTTCCGTCAGCCACCATCCATCCAGGGTTTGAATTCAAATTGGAGCTTGCCACAATCGAGTAAACCCCCTTGGCAAACGTGTTTCCATAAGTTGTATTGGACGACCAACCTATAGGTGTTACGCCGGTAATAGGAACAGCAATAAGTACGATTCCATTTGTACCACTGGTGCCTCCAATATTCGGCGAATTTCCGATACCACCTGCACCTACGCCACCGCCGTAACCAGCCACATTGGGGCCGCCAGTTGCACTTGTATAAGCTGTGCCAAAGATTGATGGAAAGCTATAAAACGTACCATAAATATTTACACCTGAGCTATTAAAACAACCGGTACCTCCAAATCCGTATGGATAGCCGGTACTTCCATCGGACCCACCTTGGGTAGAACCACCATCAGGGTATCCAGCTGGACTACCTATTCCTCCATATCCTCCAGAACCTCCACCGTGATTAATAATCAATTGTCTCATCCCACCAGCACCACCGCCATCTGCCACTAGGGTTCCGAAAAAGGAAGCGCCACCTCCACCAGAATCATTTAGACCCGCAGGAGATTGTCCACCTGAACCACCTCCGCCGCCGTATCCTATACCGATAGAGTAATTTGCAAAGTTTGTAAGTGAGTAACTTGGCCAGAAGACTACACCACCAGAACCACCATTACATCCAAATGTGCCACCTCCACCGCCTCCACCGACAACCAGAATATTTACCGCAACTCCTGAATTATAAATCTGAAAATTAGCACCTGCAGTGAATTGAAGAACTGCGTAACCTGACACGTCATTGTATATATTAGGTGCTCCACCAGTAACATTTACAACAACACCATTTCCGAGAGAAATTGCCTTGGATGATACACCAGACGTCGTAAATGGATAATAACTGGTAGCCAGATTATACGAAGAGTTTGATGCATAATTGCCATAAAATGTCGAAAATCCATATGTCGAATTCTGTGAGTTTGAGCTCCACGAAGTTCCCTGGTTTCCATCGACTAGGTACCACTCATTACCTGGACTCAAGTTTGAACTGGCACTGACGGTAAAGGTTGAGGTCAAGTTTACCGTTGCTCCGTAGCCTTGAAGCGATGTCCAATTTGTTCCCTGTATAGCAGCGTCAAATGCATAGTACTCGGAGTTTACAGCCGTGTTGGAGCTAGAATTGCTCCAGTAAGTTCCTTGAGCCACCGTGACACCATATGAGCCAAATGCGTTGGATTCCCAGTAAGTCCCTGGATTTCCATCGTAAGCATACTGAATCTGTGTATTACTGGAACTGACATTTGTAGTATAAGTGCCGAGAGCATCCATGTAGTAACCAGGCTGCGAAGCCCAGTAAGTGCTGTTGTTACCGTCTACGGCATTGTACTCCGCGTACTGACTGAGACCAGTATTCGAAGAAGATGCCACATTTTGGGCATATGCAAAAGAAGACTTGTAATTGTTTCCATAAATTACATTAGAGTTCCATGCAGTTGCAGAATTTTGGTCAAATACAAGGTAAGCGTTGGCATTATCAATCCACGCACTGGAATTTGCCACATATGTTCCGGATATAGTTGGATCAAACCCAGTATACGTTTTTGTATCTGAAATCCATATATTGGACAAGTTATTGGCGACGATCCATGCTTTCAGAGTATTCGATGAAGCCGATGCGGTATACGTAACACTCTGGGTGAGTCCAGATTGACCCTGTGTATTCCAGAATGTAGTAGGGTCACCATCATGCAGGTTCAATGCATAACTAGTCTGTGTATTTCCGGAAACAGCCAACGAATAAGTTCCAACAGAATACGGACTGATAAGCGACTGTGTGTCCTGTGTCATTGGAAGAGGTGGATAAGGATCACTGGAGGCTGGCAAGACTCTAGAATAATCAGTGTGTAAAGTCAATTGTGCACCATGCGAGTTGTACTCATTCCTGAGCACTTTACCATTGATTGTTATTCCATAAGTGTAACTTGTCGGCAATTTGATTGGCTCCGATACAATAAAGTTGACTGGATTTCGGAGAACAATGTCACTGGTACTGTTCAACTTGTTGACTTGATAAATTGAAATCTCGTGCGCCGTCTCAGCAAACCACAACCGTTCCTCTTCGGCCAGAAGCACAAAGTTAAAGTAGCACTCGTAATAGTAACCGGGGTCAGGGTTCCAATCCATTCGAATAGTAACTTCATCGTATTGCAGAGCGACTAGTGGCAGCGGTAAATCATTACAGAACCAAAACTGCAGAGGACAAAAGTAAGAACCATTCTGAATAGTAGACCTGGTATAATTACGTGCCATGACGGGAGGAGCAACGCTCAAAGAGAATACAGAGTCCTGTGTATCGATGAGTTCTTGTCCAATGAATAGCTTCCATGAGTTTACAATTGAAGAGTCCCATGGTGCAGCTAGACCAGTCGATTTTGAGAATCTCATGAGATACATGTAACTCAGCAAGTCGCCGCGTTTCGGAACTCTAATCAGATTATCTTGAATGTTAATCTTTTCAGTAATCATCGCAAATGGGGTATGCCGTTTGTAAATCCCCCACATCTATTGTCACTGTAGAAAGTAAATGGCGCCAATTGTCGACTTGTACAGGGAATCGCGTCTTTCCCTGGACACCTCGCAATACTGGTTCAACAGAGCTGGAATAGCCCTTGTAATGTTTTTGATCCTGTGGCTTTTTAGCCGCTGGAGGGCCAAACAGCGGTTGCAATTCCGTACTTAATGCACTGTTCACTGGAAAGATAAATATCATGCTTCATCATTCGAGCAAGCTTCTTTTCCGGTAATTCAGTACACTGGCGGTACACATCAACCATCTTCCCCATTAGCGTTTCCAAGTTTCGCACCTCATCCTTGAGCTCTTCAAACTTTGCCCACGCGGAGGAATCACTGGAAACCTGGTGTATCAGAACGTGCGAGTGCTCCTTGACAAGCCGCTTGGTACCACCAAGTAACAGTAAAGTGGCGGCTGAGCAACAGAGCCCATCAGCAATTGTTGTGACCGGAACTGGAGATCCCCTAATGTGATCGAGAGCTGAAAAGCCGGCAAACACGTCACCACCAGTGCTGTTGATGAAGAGTAGAATCTCTGATGGCCGAATCCTAGCAAGTTTTCTCAGTTCAATGTTCAGCCGGAGAATGCTCTCATCGGTAATCTCCTCGTAAAAATAAATTTCATTTTCGAAAACTTTGATATTGAGTACGGGCTCATCTTCTTCCGGCATCCTTCTTGAGTTTTTGGACCGTCTTAGCCTTAAGGCGACCTTTTAGGTCACCAATCTTCAACGAGTCTATCGAATCCTTGGCTAGTCCAAGTGGATTCTGTTCGTGAATTGCATATTCCCGAACTAGTTCAACCGTCTCATAGTCCAGTCCAGCCTCTTTTAGCTTTTTACGTTTCATACACACATTTAGGAATTTTGACCAAATGGTGGCCGAGGCTGGCTGACCCCGAAATCTACCACGGATAACACTCAGCGGTTTACTAAAGGCAAAAAAGTTAAAGTACTTGAGGGTCTCGTAGTCCCACTGTCCGCTATAAATCTTTTGATCGAGCACCGATGCCCACGAAAGAGACTCTAGAAGTTCAATGGATTCATCGAGTGAACAGACGGATGAAAAATTTTCAAAAATGATTCCGACGCCATTTCCATGCTCGGCACCGCACTTGTGAATTGCATCTAGAGGATCGCCTGGACTGGACATTTGGCTAACAAGATATTCCTTGGGATCCATGTGGATATCGCGCGAACCAAAGAGGTCCCGCAAATTCTTTTTGGTCGGAAACTCGTAATTGAAAAGTCCATCAATCGGCCGGCTGTGAATTACAATCGTCTTGGATCTAGTGAACCAGTCGGAAAATGCTGTAGGATCAAGACTGTCAATGAGAACCCAACGGCTAGCAGGCACTCTGGACATGAACTCTTTTGGATCGTCATAATTGATTTCTAGTACATCAAACTCTTGGTGGACCCACGTGGTTTTTCCACATCCAAAAGGGCCCCATACACACACTGCACCATTCACGTCCGAAAACATCAAATTGTTTTTCGTGCTCTTGACAAGAAAGCGATCCATGGCTGAACTCACGGATGAAATCCTTGGGATGGCCCTAGAAAATTCGTGGCTACGATTCTTTATCGCAGTGCACCTCAGCACCAATGTGACAATTATAGCACTTCTTCTCGTTCTTATTTTCCGTTAGAGAAAACGGGACCCAAGACAGTATGGAGGTTCTAGTACCACACGCAGTCGCACCCACAGCTACAGCAACTGGCTACGATGTGTACAGTGCAGAGTCCTACGTGGTTCAGCCAGGAGAGCGCTGCGTTGTCTCCACCGGTATCAAGCTCAAGATTCCAGACGGGTACTATGGAACTCTAGTTTCCAAGACTGGAATCATGATTAAGCACGGTGTCGAAGTTGGTGCGACGCTGGTAGAGCCTGGTTACGACGGAGAGCTAAAGGTGGTCCTTTTCAATCGCGACCGTCGAGCTTTCGTGGTGCGTCCGGGATATCGCGTGGCCCAGCTGGTACTTTCACGTATCGAAACCGTTCCAATGCCTGTGAACTCCGCGAACTAAGATCAGAAAATTCATCAATAGTCCACTGATTACTCATGCTCTTGTTACACCGTGAGCAAATAGGACGCAGATTGTCCAAGTTGTCCGTTCCGCCCCTGCTTCGCGGAACATTGTGGCCCACCTCAAAGTCAAACGGGGTTACAATGTTCTCGCACCAGCGAACCCAGCACTTTTTCTGAAACGAGTTGCCGTTCCAGAGTTGCCACACCTGCTCGCGCAGCGCCTTGGGAATCCTCTTCATATGTACCCAGTAGAGTTGGTTTTTTATCTAGCGCAATATTAATGTCGATGGCTTACCAGAGAAACCTCAAGAGACACATTGATATTTTGCTCGAACTAAGCCAACTTTATGGTTTGGCTCCACCAGGTAGAGTGCATAATTTATCAGGAAGTATCTACAGAAAGTTTAACAATCTTAGCAGGAATAAGTTTCCTGAGCTCAGAAACGAAAATGTACTACTGAATACACATTTAGCTAGAATAAATTCAGCTGCTGCGTCAAAAATACAGCAAGCTTTTAGAAAGCGCAGGAACGCACGTCGCAAGCGTGCAGCGAATATCATTTCAACCGCTGCTCACCGTGCTCTGAATCGTCCTGTTTTTAATAGGGTCGCGACAACAGGCGGAGTACCGGTTCATTTTGTAGGGAGCCGGGCCAGAAAAATGATTGCAAATCTAGCACTTATTTAGAAACAATCCTCTTCATATCCTTTGTGGAATTGGGTTGTTTAATTTAAAATATCCAACAATTATACGTTTCACATCTAACGGAACATTCTTGTTCTTGAGTACCATCAATAGAGCCATAATCTGATTATCACGCAGTCTGATCATACCTGCTCTTCTACGATTACTCAATTGCTGCTGACGCCATTCTTGCCGACGAAGTTCCATATCTCTCCTTGGAGGCATTTAAGATTGGCAGATAATAAAAATTATGGAGTGGATTCTAATAGATGCATCCTGGTCGATGGACGTGTACCTTCCCGAGATCCAAGAGGCTCTTCAGCGACCAGGACGCAAGTTTCTATTTCGGGACGACATTGAAGAGATTCATGGGGAATTTGAAATTTATGGACGCTCCGCTGTATGGGACTGTGTGACCCGATTTGCAACCAGGCTACTTCGTGAAAAACCGGGCCGCCTAACAATTTTGACGGATTGGTCCGACAATGTAAGCTTTCGAGAAACGGAAAAATCATGTATAAAGCTGCTCGAAACTTTGGACTGGGACACTGATTTTCCAATCAAGGGCCCCAAGTTAGAAAGAGCGTGCTCATATAATATATGGTCGTGTTCCAAGCGATAGCCTGGGACGCGCAAGACAGAGACTCGGAGTTTACCGTGACAGCCTATGGCCGAACAGCCACTGGCGAATCAGTCTCGGTAAGCTTCCCATTTGAGCCTTATTTCTTTGTCAAGTCAAAGGTACTGGCCGAGGTGCAGCGAGACTTGCCAGGTGCACAGTACTCACTGGTCCAAGGCAAGACTTTATGGGGCTTCACCAACTCAGAGCCACTCATTTTGGCCAAGATTACGTGCAAAACTCTCGAAGATTTCAAGCGACTCTCTGGCCGCGCTCGATGGAAAAAGTACCAAGTATTTGAGGCCAATATCGATCCTCTGCTGCGCTTTTTTCACCGGTCAGGAGTGCGACCAGCCGGCTGGCTAGAGGCCAACGGACTACGGGCATTCCACACAACCTGCAAGATTGATCTCATGGTGGAGTCGTGGCGCGAAGTGAAACCGGTCGATCGTGATGATCTTGCACCATTTCGGGTAGCATCGCTGGACATTGAATGCTACTCGGAGAGCAACAGCTTCCCAGATCCTGACAAGCTCGCCGATCAGGTTTTCCAAATTGCCGTGACGATTGGATCAGAGAGTTGGTGCCTGTCACTCGGCAAGGCTGATGGGTGCCGATTGTTTGCGACCGAGCGTGAACTGTTGCACGGATTCAAGGATCTTATGATTGAGCTCGATCCAGATATTGTCACTGGCTGGAACATTTTTGGGTTTGATCTCGAGTACCTTTACAAGCGGATGGGCCTCGTAGATTGCGACCCGGATGCGTTCTGCTGGGGTCGCCGGCGTGAAACACCGGTTGAGCTTGTGGTGAAGCAATTGGCCTCAAGTGCACTTGGTCAAAATGTCCTCAAAATGGTTCCAATGTCTGGTCGATACACTTTTGACCTGTTCCAAACAATCAAGGCGGAGCACCGTCTGGAAAGCTACTCTCTGAACTCCGTGTCCAAGGAGTTTCTGAAAGAGTCCAAGCACGACATGCCCATCAAAGAGCTCTTCCAGACGTTCAGGGACGGCCAAGATCTGACCAGGGTGGCCGATTACTGTAAACAGGACACTTTGCTGCCTCTCAAACTCATGAAGAAGCTCTTCACAATTGAAAACTTGGTTGAAATGTCCAAGGCAACCTGGGTGCCGCTGAGTTTTCTGTCCGAGCGAGGGCAGCAAATCAAGGTGTTTTCGCAGATTGCCAAGACGGCTCGAGACCTTGGTTTCTTCATTCCGTCATGGGTGGATCAGATGCAGCTCTTGAAAAAACTGAATCCAGGCAAGACTGAGGAGGAGCTTACAAAGTTTGAAGGGGCAACGGTTCTGGAGGCACAGACTGGTGCTTACTTTAGGCCGATTGTTGCTCTAGACTTTGCAAGTCTGTATCCTAGCATCATGATGGCGCACAACATGTGTTACTCAACCCTGGTCATGGACCCCAAGTATGACAATTTACCGGGTGTCACCTACGAGCAGCACGGACCGTACCGTTTTGCCCAGGCTCCAGTTCCTGCTCTGCTTCCTAAGATTCTAGCGGATCTCAAGGAGTTTCGCAAGCAGGCCAAAAAGGATATGAAGGCCCGGCCTGAGCTCGCAAGCATCTACAATGGCAAGCAGCTCGCTTATAAAATTTCGATGAACTCAGTCTATGGGTTTACAGGTGCCCTCAAGGGTATTCTGAGCTGCGTACCAATTGCATCTAGCGTGACCCGCAAGGGGCGCGAGATGATTGAGGAGTCCAAGGATTACGTCGAGTCCCATTTTCCAGGCGCCAAGGTTCGGTACGGAGACACTGACTCGATCATGGTGGAATTTCCAGAGACGGACCTGGAAAAGTGCTGGAAGCTGGGAGAGCAGGCGTCCAAGGAGGTGACGGCAATTTTCAAGCGGCCAAATGACCTTGAGCTCGAGAAGATATACTGGCCTTACGTCTTGTATTCCAAAAAGAGATACGCCGCAAAGATGTGGGTTCACGACGGAAACAGTGTAGTCTTTGACCACATTGATGTCAAGGGTCTACAAGTTGTTCGGCGCGACAATTGCGAGTTTGTCAGGAGTACTTGCCAGCGAGTCATTGAGATGTTGCTAGATTCTCAGTTTCTCGAGGTGACCGAGTATGTTGCCAAGCAAAGAGACCTTCTGGAGCATGGAAAGGTGCCTATGGAGCGACTAGTACTCTCAAAGCGTCTCGGTACCGAGTACAAGAACAATAACCTGGCGCATGTGGTGGTGCGCGATAAGATTCGCGAAAGGATGCCAGGTTCAGAGCCAATGTCTGGCGATCGAGTACAGTTTGTCCTCGTCAAAGGCGGTAAGCGGATGTATGAAAAGGCGGAGGATCCTGAATGGGTACGCGATCATGGACTTAAGCTGGACTATGGCTACTACTTGAAACACCAGTTCGAAGGTCCAATTAGCGATTTATTAGAGCCATTGAACTCTTAGAATATATGGCACTAATCGGGCAGATTGAGTCACTGCTCGAGGACGAGGTGCAGCGCAGGGTCGATGCCACTCTGACGCCTTTGCTCGAGTACATTTCAAGGACCTATGACATTTCATTGAAACAGCTCATGTCTGATGTGGGTCGTGTCAATGAAAAGCCAATCGTTACGGGGTGCCAAGGCCTCGCCAAGCGTGGCAAGAGGTGCAATAACCGCGCCAAGCCAAACGGATTTTGTCACATGCATCAAGATCAGGTGCCAAAGAGGGTCGAACGCAAGGTGGAACAACACACTCACTCGCTCCCGCCTCTTTTCCTTGCTGGCTGTCCAGTTTGCGATCGTACTGCACAGCTTAGAGATTTGACAGACTGTCTTGACAATGAGTAGGTCAAGCGCCCTCTTGGAAAGTCTTCGCGAGTTTTATAATGATTCCAGCAATTCCAGGATTCTCTTGGATGTCCTTGATCACAGGTGTGGTGTCTCTCTGCGCGCACTCGAGAACTTTGTGACGCGGAAGGACACCGTCACTTACACGACCAAAGCGGGTAAGACCTTTGTGGTGCATGTGGCTTACAAGTCAAGCCTCGATGGTTACTCCAAAAAGCTCTTCGATCCGTTTTGCCGAACTGAGCGTATCGACTTTCAGGTTGGTGACCGAACACTCAGTACCACCGTTGCTCAGCTCAATTTCATCAAGTGGTGCATCGTCAATGACATCATTGAATTTGTCAAGACACGATCGTACAATAACCCCCAGAAAACCGCAAACGAGTGTATCCAAAATAGTACAGATTCAGTGTGTAATTGAGTGAGATGTCCGTCAGAAACAAATTGTTAAATTTTAGACTTAGTGTACTAGTCTGCGAATCCACCTTGCTAAAATCGAGAGTGCCTCCCTGATTGTATTCATTTGGTCTAAGACCGAATGAATACATGTAAATGTCACTCGTAGGAGTTGAAATATTTGAAAGCATCGGCTGGAGATACTTGAAGAATCTTAGTCCGGGAAATCGGCTTGTTATGTTTTGATTATTGATAAAGAGGTAGATGTACTCAAAAATGTCAGTATTTTGAAGCACTACATTTGGATTGCTAAGGTAGCTAAAGTTGAACTTTTTCTGATAGTAAAGTGGATCACCAACATTCAAATTTTTGCGGAGAAACCAAATCATAAGCGATACCGGAAAATTTGCCGTTAAATTGATGTTTGTCAACTGGGTGTTAATCGAGTTTACCGGCTCTCGATAAACATGATTGATGGTTGTCTCGAGACCCCTCATATAGTAGTTGCGTTCCATGTCAGTAAGTAGAATCGTCTCAAGAACAATTTGAGGAGGAGCCAGTAGATCAGTGCCGGTCGAACTACTGGAAAATTCGGAGATTCCGGCAAACAAAATTTTAATGTACAATGTCTGATTCCATGCAGCACATATCGGAAACATTGGCTTGCGATGATCTGAACGAACGCGAGAAAGACGGCGACACCACGAAAAATCTAATGGAATGTATAGTCCGGCTACATTTGACATTAACGACTGTTCATCCTGGTCCAGGAAAATCTGATCTCGTATAAAGTACCAATCATCGTAAAGTGTCTCAATTTCAACGTCATTCAGGTACATTGACACCTGCTTTGTGAGGCCTCGACTCACTTGTGGAATATAATTACCAACTGGAAGAGAAACCTTTAGGTACGCATTAATCAGCAAGTCTCCTGGAATTTGCTTTGGACTGATTGAAAACGTCTGCTGTGTACCTAAATAAGGAGGATTACCAAAATTGTACGTCGTCTGATCTATCGAGAAATCGGAGTACTGACTGAAACTAGGGAGCATCGATGCGTCGGTTTGCAAAAACTCGTCTTGGGGACCTCTTGCAAGCAGACTCGCGAGGGATCCTTGTAGGTCCCCCTCCATAATAGTACCGGCGAATAGTTCTGGCGAGGATCGAACTCGCAACCTCTGGTAGCCTAGGGGCATAAGACCAGTGCTCTGACCAATTGAGCTACAGAACTCGCTGACAGCAGGGATCGAACCTGCGACCTCGTGGTGCTCTGACGAATATCGTAACAGCCACGCGCTCTAACCAACTGAGCTATGCCAGCGAATATTAGAGTCGTCATTTCTTTAAGCCACTGAATCTTCTTGACGACCCATGAAGTACTCGATGAGTTGGTCTTCGAGCCGTCGACCTTCGGCAGTGAGTCTAATGATACCGTTGTGATCCAGACCCACATCAGTCAACGGATCAAACTTGGAGTTTACCAGTATCAGCCATCTTTCGCGGTACTTGCGATTCTTGAGCGAACCGTGCCAATGATGCAAAATGGTACCTTTGAGGCATCCTAGAACTAGGCGACTGCAACGTTCCTCAAGTTCTGCCAGGAGCATCTTGTAGTTTGGATGGATGTTTCCTGGACATGAATCGAGAGCCTTTCCAATAAGAGCCATTGCAAGGTGACGATCTCCTGATCCTAGGATTGCCCATTCAACGAGTTCCCCTATCTGCTTCCAAGCCTTGGATGTTATTGCCCATGCGTATCCAGGATGCCAGTGACCATACTTGTCAGTCTTGGTAAAGGGACTGCCAGAAAGGTACATGTGCATAAAAGCCTTGTCAATTTTTTGAGCCTCACCATCAGGTCCCATGTTGACCGCCGTCTGAAACATCTGTATCACGTCACATGTTTCAAGCGTCTTGATCGTCTCCTTGGCCCAGTTTGGATCCAGGAACGTGATATCGGCATCTATCCATGCCATATATTTCCAATCCTTGGGGAGCATCGATACACCATAATTTATTAGATTCTCCTTGATCCATACTGGACTTGTTTCACGTACTCGGTGATGCTTCCACACTGGTAACCAGATTGGCAAGTCTCTACCAACCTCTACAATCATAACCTTGATATCAGGATTTCTCTTGACCCGCTGAAGAAACTCAAGGAACAGTGTCCTGCGTGTTCGAAAGCCACAATAGTTGAAGTATGGCAGGATCACGTAGAGTGTCATCTAAAATGTTCTGATATATTAATGAGCAAGTGGCACGACTCAGAGGAGGAGTTCCTGCGTAAAATTGAGAAACAGTGCAACCAGTACCACAAGCACTATTCAAGTGAGTACACCTACTATTCCCATCTGTCCAGTAAGTTTAACATTCCAATCCTCATCGTCAGTGCCATCAATGCTCTTACAGCCGTTGCACTGAACTCGTTCGTTGATCAAAAGTACGTCTCCATTATGAACGCTGTACTTTCAGCCGGTACTGGCGTGCTTGGTTCAATTCAACTCTACATGAAACTCAACGAGAAGATGGCAAATTCACTAAGATCATCGATAGCCATGAAACGAATTGCACTGCGTATTTCCAAGGAGCTCACCGTGGCACGGGACATTCGTGTCACGGAGGGCCTTACATTTCTTCAGGAGTGCTTTTCGGAGTTTAACACGACGATCGAGAGTGGTAATCCAATTGAAAAGAAACTAGAGAATCACCTAGAAATTTTGGATGATGAACTAAAGTCTGTAAGTAGTCAGCCAACTACTTCGCGATTTCGTGGCATAATAAACAGGGTACTTCGCGATCGAAATTCGCTCGATGAACCTGATACTCCACCATCAAGTACAAGTGTCTAAAAAGTTCCTCAACCGGAAACCGCCCCTTGATGAAATTGCACTTGGTACAACAAGGAACGCAGTTTTCGGGCAAGTAAGCCAACTTGTTGTCCACGCGGTCTATCCCATGAGATTCAGCTCCACAGTAAGTACAAGGTTTCTGAACCAGCTCAGCAACCTGTTCGCTCGTGAGATGCATCTCATGCTTGGCTTTTCTCATAATTTCAAGAGCATGGTGCCGAAGGCAGTGACGCCCATGGAAAACCGGCTCTGTACAGCCCTTGGACCTGCACATTAAGTTTTATTCGCCTCAAAATTCTAATCGACTCCGGCGGGGACCGCGAACCTCCGGTTCCTTCCCACAAATCGACTCCGGCGGGGACCGCGAACCTCCGGTTCCTTCCCACAAATCGACTCCGGCGGGGATCGCGAACCTCCGATTCCTTCCC